GAATAATTTAATCATGTTCTCGGCGTGTAAAGTTTCGTCTACGATTGACCAAGTAACAATCTGACCCATGCCTTTCATCTTACCGTGACGTGGGAAGTTCAGCAACATAATGAATGACGAGAACAACTGCATGCCTTCAGTAAATGCTGAGAATGCCGCAATGTTAGTAGCGATTGTTGTCTTGTCTTGTGTCTCCATCGAAAGTTCTTGAAGATAATCGTGTTTCTCTTTCATCGCTTCATATTCAAGAAACTCATTGTAAGTAGACTCAGGCATGCCCAATGTCTCAATGAGGTGGGAATATGCTGCTACATGAAGAGCCTCACGAGCAGCAAACCCTGCGAGCATCATTCTAACTTCAGGCTGTGGGAAGTTAGGCAAGTAGTTATTTACATAACCACCCGCCACATCGATATCACCTTGAGTAAAGAAACGGAAGATGTTAGTAAGAAATCCTTTTTCTGCATCAGACAGTTTTGATTTCCAATCTTTTACATCTTCGTTCATTGGTACTTCTGTGTGTAACCAATGAGACTGTTCGTGCTTTAGCCAAGCATCATATGCCCAAGCGTAGTTGAAAGGTTTGAAGTAACTTCTCTCGTCTGTCAATTTTAATTTTGTTGCCATTTATTCTGCTCTTATTTTATCTAATTTTTTGAAAAGTTCTTTTTGATATAGTTCATCAAACAAATGATATAGTACTATTTGTCTTGTGCCTTTTATGATACAAGTACCATACTTTTTCATTGGCTGTGTTCGTAAGCCATAATCTTTGTAGTGGCGTGGTTTACACACTCTACCATTTATAAGTTGTGTGTCGTAGTAATAATTAGGATATCTTTTAGGGTCTGTTATTCTAACAATCTTATCCGCTAATTCTGAGTTATATTCTTCAAGTGTAATTATACCACCTATGTAGCCTTCTGTCAATGCTTTATCTGCAATAAGTGAGCCTAATTGATTTGAGGTAGTCATCTTGTCTCTACCTAATGCTTTTATATGTGAAGGAACACTGTACACCCTAGACTGTACATACATGTTAGGATCTTCATCAAAAGGATAATAGCCATGTCCTGCTACTATATTTCCATTTTCCCGATAGATATAATAACCAGCTCTATCATCGTATCGTTTTTCTATGTAAATACAGTATAAAAGAGAATGAGGACTGTTCTGCCAATTTTCTGGCCGCATATTTATAGCTGCTGGTCTCTCATCATCAATCGCAGCTTCACATAAAGGCATTATTTTTTCTATAGGGTACTTACTTGTTACTCTTTCAACTATTCTTTCTCTCATATTTTACCAGTGTCTTCTAATTCTAATTTTGCAAATGCCATTTTTCTTTCTTGGCACCAATAACATTGATTGCATCTAGACATAGGTTGCTGAGTGCAACTGTGGGTAACTGGCATTATTGCTTCTAATATACCTAGATCTTTTGCAAAATTTACTGTTTCATCTTTTGTATGATAATAGAAAGGCTGTTCCATAATTTTTTTCTGATTGTCATTAGGACGCTTTCTTTCTTCTGGCGGAGGATCCCAAATTAAATCTTTAAAGTATGAAGTAACGGCAGTCAATACAAATTCTTCATATCGCAATCTGATAACATCTCCTACACCTGATCTAGTATATTCACCAGGGTCTTCGCTGAACTGTCCTACCATTGTAGTTTCTATTTCAGGAATGCCAAGTAAATTACATGTAGTTTGTAAAACATTTTTCGCATGATATTCAGCGCCGTCTAGCTTTGGTATCGTGTAAGGATTACATTGCTGATTTCTTTCTAAGCAAATTTTCTTTACTACATACCAAAGGACGGCACTGTCAAAACCACCCGATACTAATACACCGATAGTTTTATCTTTAGGTATTATAGAATCTATTTCATCTAAAGTTATCATTAGCCCTCACATGCCAAGCATTCGTCATTGTTTACAAGTGCTGTCATGTCAATCTCTTTGATGATTTGACGTTCAATGCGATTAGATACTTTATCTGCTTTGCCTAGTTTCTCTGAACGACAATAGTAAAGTGTCTTCAAGCCTTGCTTCCATGCCATGTAGTGAATAGCATGTAGATACTTGATGTTAGAGTCAGGACGGAAGAATGTGTTGAGTGACTGTGCCTGATCGATAAACTCTTGTCTATCAGCAGCGTGTTCAATCACCCATCGCTGGTCGATCTCCATTGAGGTCTTGAATACATCTTTCTCCCACTGGTCCAAGAAAGTTAAGTGTTGGACTGATCCGTCATTTGAGATGATTGATGACCAGATTTCGTCTTCTGCCTGTTTTGTTTCGCCAGCTTCAATCTTACTCTTAATGAGTTGTACCAGATACTTATTTTTGTTGAGATAAGCTCCAGAAAGAGTGTCTTGTCTATAAGCGTTCGCCCTAAAAGGTTCAATGGAAGGCGAAGTGTTGCCCATAATAATACTGCTACTAGCATTGGGAGCAATAGCCATAACATGACTAAATCTAAGACCTCGTCCCCTAGCGTCTGGGGCTTCTCCTCTGGATTCTCCCAGTTCTTTATTTGCGTCATCGAGTTTTCCTCTTATGTGCTTGAACATTCTTAAGTTAGCGCCTTTAGCCATTGCGCTTTCCCACGGCAGATTGTTCTTCTGTAAATAAGCATGAAAACCTAGTGCGCCCACACCAATACTTCTCTCACGGCTAGCTGAGAATTTGGCACGAGCAACTTCATCAGGAGCATTGTCAATGAAAAACTGTAGTACATTGTCTAACATCTCTGCGATATCTTTGAGGAACAAACTGTTCTTGCTCCAAGCATCGTAATGCTCAAGATTTACAGAAGACAAACAACAAACTGCTGTTCGCTCTTTGTTTGTAGGCAGAATGATTTCTGAACACAAGTTAGATTGATGTACCTTCAGTCCTAATTCTTTTTGCCATTCAGGCAAGTGACGATTACTTGTGTCAATGAAGTGAACATACGGCTCGCCTGTCTCCATACGAAGTTCAAGAATCTTTTGCCACAAATGCTTTGCTGATACAGTATCTCTGATTTCACCTGAGTGAGGATCAATAAGATTCCAACCATCGTCAGAATCAGGATCAGTCATACATCGTTCAATGATTTCCATGAACCGATCTGAGATGTTAATGCCGTGATGAAGATTCAAACAGCGAACATTCGGATCACCTGTCGGCTTTCGCATCTCAAGATACATCATCACATCTGGGTGAGATATATCAAGATAAGTAGCGTAAGAGCCCCGTCTAGTGCGACCTTGGCGATATGCGAGGCACGATGCATCGTAAGTCTTGAGATGAGGCATAACACCAACAGACTTATCATCAGAGGAACGGATACCAAAACCAATCCCAACACCACCCCCAAGCATAGAAAGCCAATTTGTTTCAGAAAGATTTTCAACGAGACCCTCCGCAGTATCATTAATGTAGTTTAGAAAGCATGAAATAGGCATGCCTTTCTTTGAACGACCAAAAGAGAGAATAGGAGTAGAATAGGAAAGCCAATGTTTGCTACTGTAATCATATAAACGCTGTGCGTGTTCTGGATTGCTACCAAACTTGCTACTAACATAAGCAAATCGTTCTTGAGGAGACTCTTCGTCTTCTCGCATGTAGCTTTCTTTAAGTCTAGATAGTCCTAACTTATCAAATAGCGCATCTCTGCCATAATCTATTTGAATTCCCATATACTCTTTTTTTGCCATTATAGTTCCTCTACTGCTTTCGCTACATCTGGGAAATGTTGACTGATAACATCCCAACATTGTTCTGCGATTTCAATATGTTCTTTTTGTGTGCCGTTAGCCATTCTCAATTTGCAGTAATGTACCCACGATCTGAGAGTGCCTGACATGTATAGTGTTGTTTCAGTATTACCTTCTGGTAGTACTGCTCTTGCTTGCTCTTTTGCTATTCCGTTCTCTAGCGCCCACTGGTAGGCATCGTTCGCTGCGTTGATGACTGCCTTTTGGGCCATGTTCCAACTCTCTGCCAATTCACGGTCTTCTGTTTCGATGCTGTTTTGACGATTCTTCTCGTCTTGTAATCGACATTCTCTCGTCTCGAAGTTGGTTGATTTTGCATATCTTTGTGAAAATTCCTGGAAACTGAAGCTACGATGCCTTATAATCTGTCTAGAGATGTCACGAGTAGTGGTAATCTCCATTGTAACGGAAACCATCTCAAATGGGCTCCAATGTTCGTGTTTTATGAGATATCCGAGTAGTTTTGATGCAGTTTTTGGGTTGTTTTGATTGTCCGGGTTACTTACTCTTGCTGCGTATGCGATTAACTCATTTGCCGTGTAGCAACCTGTGGCTGCTGATGGCTGGGTCATACCGACTAGACTAACACTCATTAACATTTTCTCCATGCTGTAAATTCAAGTTCTGCCTCAAGCCCTTCATAAGTATTACTATCTATAATATACTGAATGTCTTCCTTTGTCAAGCCTGATGTTATCATATCGTTAATATCTTTCTCTTCAATGTCACTCGGCCACAAACAAACCCGATTGCCGGCTTTTATCTGCTTATGTATCAACGAACAAATTTCTTTGTTTCTGGGTTGATTGTCGAAGATTACCGTGAAGTGAGTCAAACCTATCTTGTCAATTTTATGAAACGATGAACCGGCTGCTGCGATTGCGTTGTCTAGAAAAAGACTGTCAATAGGACCTTCAACGATATAAACTTCTTTCTCTCTATCTATAACATCTAGACCGAAAATAGTAGGATCTTCTTCTTTTATTTTGAGATTTATGTATCGGAGTTTTTCGCCACGAATACCTCTCAATGCCATGCCTGAAAGTTGTCCATCTTCACGAATGAAAGGCAGACAAATTCTCGGCTGCTTTATATTTAGTGCTTTTGAATATTTAGGATTTAGTTGTGACAGATTGCGAATATCGTCTACATAATACAAACGATTGAACTGCGACTCTGGGATCATTCTGTTCTTTACATACTGAACTGCCTCGTGATCTTTAGGCAACGTGTCTAGTCTATCCATCAGACCGTCAATAATGCTAAGGGGCTTATCGAATGTAGGCTTGAAATTAAATGCGTATGATGGATCAGGTTCTTTCTTAGGCTCAG